ACTACGTTTCTACGTGAGAAAACTAATACATCGGTATTGCGCCATGAACGGGCCGAGGCAGATGACCTTATCGCAAGATTCATACATCTGCATCCCAACGACGAACATTACATCATCAGCAGCGATACCGATTATGTTCAGTTGATTAGTGATAACGTTAAGCAATACAATGGCGTTGCTGGTCAATTGATTACCCTTGAAGGTTATTTTGATGACAAGGGTAAGCCTGTCAAGGACAAGAAAACTGGGGAACACAAGACTCTCGGTGATCCCAAGTTTCACTTGTTTGAGAAGATTATGCGCGGCGATAGTGGCGACAACGTGTTCAGTGCATATCCTGGTGTTCGCACTAAGGGTAGCAAGAACAAGGTTGGTCTCATTGAAGCATACGCCGATCGTCACAAGCAAGGCTTTAACTGGAACAATATGATGCTACAGCGTTGGGTAGACCCTGACGGTGTTGAGCATCGTGTTAAGGACGAATACGAAATGAATCGTAAGTTGATTGACTTGACTGCACAGCCTGATGAGATCAAGGACCTTGTTGACTTGAGTATTATCAAGGGTGTTCGTACAACTACCACACCGCAAGTTGGTATACACTTTATGAAGTTTTGTGGTAAGTATGAACTCAACAAGGTTAGTGAGCAGGCTGAGGCATATGCTAAGTGGTTGAATAATCCTTATAAGGGAGAACTATGTCAATTAGCATGACTCCTAACGAGGTTAAAACATTATTCCCTGAGGATAAGGGATATAAGTTTATAAAGGATAGTGTAGAATATCCACGCGCCGCCATTGTTATTATGGATAATTGTCCGGACAATTATAAACATGTTATTTACACTTGTCAGGCAAAGGGCTGGATCAAGCCAGTAGCATATGTGCCTACAAATGAATATATATGGGAAGAATTACAGAGGTGAATATGAACGAACTAGTTGCTAAACCGATTATTAAAGATCAGTATTGGGTCGTTACCGATGGTGAAAGGAAAGTAGGTAACGTACAAGCCAATAGTGCAGGGTACGAAGTGATACTCAACGGTAGCACACACCAATTCAACAACACCGACGATATTAAGAAGCAAACGAAAATTAAGTTTGTACATCTTAAGTCAGATAATAGAAAGGTCGAGTATCCTTATCCAGACTATCCTGTACCCAAAACTACACACAATGATGTATTCGACGTTAAGCGTAAACTACATCTGTTCACAAAATCACCAAAAAGCAAGTGTTTGCATACTGCGGGTTGGTTTGTATTAACCATGACTGAGACACCAGAAGTGATTTTTTGCCCCAAATACATCTTTATACAGCGATATCCATATCAGGGCCCGTTTAAAACAGAAGATGAAGCTAGGGCTGCTATAAATACTTGATGCTTTATATTAAGAAGTTTATTGATAAAGTCTCACATATGGAGACCAAGCAGAATAAAGAGTTAGTAATTTCTGCTGTTGACGCACGTGGTGTCAGAGATGAATTAGGTAAGTTGTTAACTGACTTGCATACTCTAACAACTGAAAACAATAAGCCTCAAGAAACTATACAAGTTGAAATCGTAGGTGGTAAATTTAAATGAGTAGAAACCAGCCAAAAGTCATACTTGAAAATGTAGACAAGGATACGTATAAGACCGTACAAATTGTTGAAGCGTCAGGTATTTGGGCTGTGTTCTATGATGGTCAACCTATCAATTTAAAGAGCAGTCATTATCTTGCTAACGAAACAACACCTAAATATAAAAAGACCAGTTTCAGTAATCCTGGTCACGCAAGAAATCTATGCCGTAAATTAAACGCACAGTTTCATACAAACAAGTTTACAGTTGTTTTTATGAATACTGGACGCCAAGTTTATCCTGATGAGTAAATCTAGAAAAGAAAAAATAACAAATATTATTCTAGATCAACTGCCAAGTAGCAGTACATTCAAAACTATACCAGCAGACAAAACATTAATGCGCTGGTGGGTCACAGGACGCACTAGTAATAACCTACGTTTAACTGATGAAGGTAAATTAGCCTTTGATCAAGCAGAAATAGAATTTTTCGACTTTCCTCTTTTTACTGAGCAACAGTTGAAAGATTTTAAAGTAAACAAAAAAACTATATTTGAGGGCAGTAGATTTACTGTCAAACTTAAAAAGGTAGACTGCCCTTTCTACATTGGTATGCGTACCAATCAAACTAAGTCAGCATACATAAGAGTATATGACAGCAAAACTGCCATGCTTATAGGTTTGTATGGTAGTTTTACAGATTATTTGGAGAGTAAAGTATGAGCGAAGAAAAACCAAACAAGATGATGGAAATACTAGCCCGTAAAAAAGCACAACAACAAGGTCATAAGGGTGGGTTTAACCCAAGTAATGGGCAACAGGGTAAGGTTAACAGTAAAGGATTTGGTGGACCTGCAGTTACCCGAAAAGCGGGCAGGGGTAGTTGATTTTTAAATTTACATAAGTTATACTAAATCATCTGTCGTAACTGTGGATGATTTGTATGCGTAAAGTTGCTTATTTTGTTTCTGCTGCCATTCTTGCAGGATGTGGTGGCGGTGGTGGTTCTAGTCCTACCCCTACTACTTCAAGTGGTTCGAACGTAACTACTCAATCTGTACCACAAACTACCCAACGATTCATTGAGGTACCAAATGCATTAAGAATGGATCAACCCTTTAGTAATACTATTACTAAAATGGAAGTGTTGGATATCTCGGGCGACGGCCGCGATGATATTGTAGTGCATCAATGGTTACTTGGTACTAATACAAATAGAAGTGAGCCCTGTCCCAATGCACTAAAGGTATATGTCATGCAGCCAGACAATACTTTTGCTGAACAAACCGTTTCTTATTTTCAAGGAAGTGCTGACCTTAAGGGTTGCTCACGAAAGTTGCGTGTCGCAGACATTAATCAAGATAATAAACTTGATTTGGTTTTGGCTATGAACAATGAGGATGGAAGAAGTAGTACTAATCCTAATGATTATAATGTTCAAAATTTTGCCTTGATTAGTGATGGTGCATCATATTATGGACAAAAGTTTGGCACACCACTTTGGTATCATTCTATCGGAGTTGGGTACGATGTAAATAACAAACCTTTTGTTATGGGTGCTGCATATACGGGCGTAGATAACAATGCCTATTACTTTAATAATAGGCAACATACTCCTACATTAGTAAAAGGTCTTGAATCACTGAGTCCAAATACTTTTGAGTTTGTTTCAAAGTTGGGATCAAAAAAGCATACTACCTTGGTACTACAAGGTAGTAACACTTTTCCTAACTTTGGCACTGCTGAAGGATTTACACAAAATAGTGATGGCAGTTGGTCTAAGGCTACTGCCCATACTTTTGCCCCAGTAATTGGAACAGTAAAAGGTGTGTCTTGGAATACAACTGCTACTACTGCTCACATTGTCAAGTATAAAGATTACAATTTAGCATTTGCAGGCGTTGCCGATAGTTGTAAATTACGTATGACCCCTGACTCTGACCCTATTGTTGTTTTTGTTTTTTCAGGTCAAAAGGTAAACAATTGGGATGCAAACACCACAATCGTTGAGGGTGGTAATAATATGTCGTTTTTTGTAGGGGCGACTATTAAGAACAATAAAGTGGAAGAAGTGCCACTTAACATAGAAGGAGAAATCGTAGAGGTATGGGGCGAGGCTGAATGTAAAGATGTTAATAATGACGGATATGATGACATCTTACGCTATCCTCATTCTAAAAATGGATTGCCCTACATTTATCTTAACACTAAAAATAATGGATTTAAACTTTATGATGTGTCAAACTTGCCCTCTGTGAACACTGGTTGGGCACCAAATTCTAGTCGTAGCGCAACCTCAATCGTGCATGATTTTGATAAGGATGGGTTTGCGGATATACTTATCTATCCTCACATGGACGTAAAGGATGTGGCTAGGGTAACATACAAGTTTTACAGAGGCCAAAAGGCACTGTAAGTTATTGATTCTATTAGGGTTTATAAAAGGCTTGACTTTGGGCTAGTTTGGGCATATAATTTCTCTATAATATGAATACGGAGACAGATATGACTACTGCAATTTACGATGCGTTGACGGCTCAGGAAAAGCGTCAGGTCGGTATGTTCGGTTGCACCGAAGCCCAAATGCGTGAGGCTGTCGAGGAAAGTCTGACTTTCCGTTTTCAAGGTCCTGCGTTCATGGCTGCGAGTCTTATGAGCGATGCCCAGGAAGAGATTGATCGTGGTCTGAGTGAGGATGCTCGCCAGACTCTTAATCGTGCGAAGTGGATATTGTTTACCTACTGTGATAAAAAGTAATGGCTGCTATTAGTTTTAAACTGTTCAAAGCCTCATGTGAGGAACGTGGTTACACTGAGCGTGTATATGAGGACCAAGGTAGTTGTGTACTTTATACTAACAATGGTAT